CTATTGACGAAGATGACTGGCACAGCATTCGGGATGCGATTGATGAAATGATCGCATTATGCAAACAACTTAATTCAACAACTTGAAAGGAGATTTTAACATGACAGAAAATCAGCGTGCGGTGCTTGTGACAACCACGCACCGCGGCGTATTTTTTGGGTATGCGGAAAAAACCGATGGAGAGACTATTAAGTTAAGCCGCGCCCGTAATTGTATCTACTGGCACGGGATCAAAGGATTCCTGGCTTTGGCCGCGTCGGGGCCAACAAAGGAATGCCGGGTCGGTCCTCCTGCGGATATTGAATTGCGGGGGATTTCGTGTGTTGCCGAATGCACACCGGAAGCCGTTGCGGCTTGGGAAAAGGGGTATTGGTAATGTGCATTTTGCGCGGAAGCCTTTCCTCTGAAATGAGGTTGTTGTGCGGCTACGGCACCGGCGACGGCTACGGCGACGGCGACGGCAACGGCAACGGCTACGGCTACGGCACCGGCGACGGCTACGGCGCCGGCGACGGCAACGGCAACGGCTACGGCGACGGCAACGGCAACGGCTACGGCAACGGCAACGGCAACGGCAACGGCTACGGCAACGGCAACGGCTACGGCAACGGCACCGGCGACGGCAACGGCGACGGCAACGGCAACGGCTACGGCTACGGCACCGGCAACGGCAACGGCTACGGCGACGGCAACGGCTACGGCTACGGCGACGGCAACGGCAACGGCTACGGCAACGGCTACGGCGACGGCAACGGCAACGGCAACGGCAACGGCTACGGCGACGATAGCGATAGTATTATCTACTGGATGCAATCACTTCCAATGCTTGACCCGGCAATAGACAAAGCCGGAGCGATTTTAGCTTACTGGCTATCCAACGCAGATGGGACTCCGGCTAACGGTGGCAGTGGCACAAAAGCGAGGGTTGGTCTTGTCGAGGAAATTTCAGGACCACTCAAAATTTGCACAAAAAACGCCTTACACGGAACACTCAAACCTCCGAAATGGAGTGGCGAGCGCGTATGGATCGTTGCTCTATACCCGCCCTTTCAGTTTCAGGAAGATAAGATTGCCTCGCTCAGACGAGAATTTATTGCTAGTTGTAACTTTAGCGGAGGAAACTAAAATGAACGCATTTGAACGCTACGAACGCACCAACGCCCTCGCTTTCAATCATGAGGACGAGGCATATCAGATGTATCTCGAACAGAAACGTGACCGCGAAGAAGCCGAAGGCGAACTCGAAAATGTTTTGCGTTCGGTGGAACTTGGAAACGGAACGGTAACAGAAGTGAAACGGATCCGGGAGCTAGTGAGGTTTCTTGGGATCAATTTACAGCTTTAGGAGGACATGGCATGCCCGATACCAGGAAAACAAACAAAGCGAATGCACCGTTAGGCAACGCGGACGCTACGCCCGCGTTGAGCGCCGGGTTAGAGCGCACTGGAGAAACAAATGACCGCTGTTATGCTGATTTGTATAGGGATGACCTGGGGGATGTGCCACACGGTTATACGACAAGAGTACCTGACGATGGCGGCCTGTATGGCTGAACGCGACTATCAACGACAGCACACTCCGAATCAGTCAACTAATTGGAGCCTGAAATGAAAGCACCCAAAGGCAGCAGTGGTGGATTTGAAAAGCATCCCCCTGGTCCGGCCGCAATAGTGTGTACTCGCATTATCGACCTTGGAACGGTCCATAACGAGCGAAAGCTGAAAGACGAGCACAAAATCATGATCGGATTTGAATCGTCTGAACTTATGGATACCGGCGAGAATAAAGGGAAACCGTTCATGGTGTTCGCGAATTTTAATTTCACCATGTACCAGAATTCTTTCCTGTGCAAATTCATCGAAGCATGGCGAGGCAAGCCGTTCGGCGACCAAGTCGATGCGGATGCTTTCGATTTCCATTTGCTGCTCGGGAAGCCGGCATTTGTGAATATTGTCCACAATGGGGATTACGTGAACATTCAATCTCCAATGCCACTGCCGAAGGGGATGATTCCGCCACATCCTGTTAGCGAGCTTCTGATTTTCGATATGCAGACACAAGATCATTCTGTGTTTGAAATGCTTTCGGAGAAAATGCGGGAACGGTTGAAGAAGGCAAAAGAATGGGGGAAGCTCGGTTCTAACGGTTCACTAGAACCGCCCGCCGGCCATCCGGCGTCCGAACCGCCGTTCGATGACGATATACCTTTTAATTAAGCCCCTTTTAGTTTATAGTGTCCGGGGCTTACATAAATAGGGCACAAAGTGAGAAAGAAGGAATGTTTTAAGTGCAGTAAGGAAAAAAGCATTACCCAATTCTACCGCCACCCAAAAATGGGGGACGGTAGATTGGGAAAGTGCAAAGAATGTACCAAAAAGGACGTAGCTGAAAACTATCGGGCCAATAAGCCACATTATATAGAGTATGAAAAAAGGCGGTTTCAGAAATATGCCAGAAAAATAGCGGCTAAGTCTTACCAGATTAAAAGACGGAAAGAAAAACCAGGCAGGTATAAAGCGCAGACCACAGTTAGTAATGCCATCAGGGATGGAAGATTGCTGAGAAAGCCATGTGAGGTATGTAAAAATGTTAAATCTCAGGCCCACCACGATGATTACCGGAAGCCATTGGTTGTCCGATGGCTATGCCGAAAACATCATCTCGAACACCATGGGAAAATTGCTTACTAAAATGCATCGAATTTGGAATTAGAGGACAAGAAATGAAAACCTGCCTTAAATGCCGGCATGCGGCGTGGGATCTAACCGCCGCAGGGAAGCTACATCCGTCAGGAGGCGGGCTGTGCAGATACCCGTGGAAGATGCCGCAACTCCCGGCCTCAATGTATTGGGTTGGGCACGAACCCAATCCGTGCGGCGGGTATATATCGCGCAAGAATGATCTGAAAGACCATTGCTCATACTTTAATGAGCCGCCCGACAAGCAAGGAGACTAGGAACATGGGCAAAACTACAGGCAAACCGACATCCCCCGGGCAGCAGGATAGCCCGTCCGCCTTAAATGACGGGGTAGATTGCGCTTGTGGAAACAGACAGCCGCACATGAGATTAGAAAGGTCTGGGATAATGTATTGCGTATGGTGGGTTGGTTGCGAATTGCATGGGATGTTTAATTGCGGCGGAGGAGTGGTAGACGAAGCGTTAGCTGAGTACAGACGCATTTTACAGCTAGCTAAAAAATTAGCACAATCTAACTAGTATTAGAGTTGGGTTTCGGAGGTTCTTATATGCACGTTTACAGATTCTTGCTTCGGCTGTGGGGTACGCGCCACGCGAAGAGCAGAAGTTTCCGGCATCGCTGCAAGTTTGTTTGGGGATCACGATTATCCGAAAGCGTGAGTTACAAACTACTGGAAAAGTCTATTGAGTACGAGAAACCTAACGACAAGTTGTGCGGCGGCGCGTAAGCGCCGTCCGAACGAACGCCGTGTTATACGGCATTTGTAGTTTAACAAAAGGAGAAAAGTATGAACACAGCAAGCGCAGTATTTATGTCTGTAATTGGGTTTGTTTTTCTGGTGCTGATTCTTATGTTCGGGCTTCCCGTCTACTCGGTTTGGCAGAAAGGATTAGCCGGAGAGGCCGAGTTAAAACAAGCTGAATGGAACAGGCAGATTGCCGTGCGTGAAGCCCAAGCACAATTCGACGCCTCGAAGTTAAAGGCACAGGCAGAGATTGAACGCGCAAAAGGAAACGCCGAAGCCAACAAGATCATTGCCGGCGGGCTTGGTGGACCAGAAGGATATTTGCGGTATCTGTACATTGATGCGCTTTCGCACAACAAGAACGCGCAGATTATCTATGTGCCGACCGAAGCCAACCTTCCGATACTTGAGGCTTCGAGACGCAAGTGATGCCGTATAACTAGAATTAGGCCACCTATTTCCTGAATATAATACACGAATCAGTCAACAATTATGATCTACACCAATAAGCGCGGACTACCAGAGGCGTATTGCAATGCAGTACGCCGACAGCCGTATGACAACGAGGGCACGCTATCAACCACGACCTTGATCCGTCCTCCTCAATTGGTGCAATTGGAGAAGAAACATTGGGATGAAATAGAAACCGATGTCGAGGATGCGCTTTGGAGTCTGGACGGTAGCGCAGACCACTATATCCTTGAACTTGCCAAAGACGCGGGCGATTACACCGAATTTCGGCTATTCTGGGAAATGGATGGCGTGAGAATTTCCGGGAAACCGGATCTGTTGACAGTTTTAGGCGTGCTAGTGGATCATAAACGCACCTCAGTTTGGGTAATCAAGGATGCGCTGAAAAATGGCAAAGCTGAATGGGATCAGCAATTGAATATCAACGCCGAGTTGATTCGACTGAATAACGATTTCCTGGCGTATGCGAATTGTTCGCTGATGCCTGAACCCAGAGCATTAAGAGTTATCGCCCGGGCGCGTGACTGGCGGCCTTCCGAAGCCGCGAAATACGACGATTACCCGCACAAAATAGAGATCATCAAAATCGAAATGTGGCCGCGCGAAAAGTGCCAGGAATTCATTCGCGATCGGATAAGACTGCATTCGCTTGAAACTCCTCCGCCGTGCTCACTTGAGGAGCGATGGGCCAAGCCCGGCCAGTGGGCGGTAATGGGCAAAAAGAAAGCACTCAGGCTGTTAGCGTCCGAAGAAGATGCCCTGCAATGGGCTTCGATTGAAGGGATAGATAACCCGAAGATAGAATTCAGGCCGGGCGAATCATTTAAACGCTGCAAGGAAGGGTATTGTTCTGTGGCAAAATTCTGTCCTCAATTTAACGCCGAGCAAAATTCCGCCGAGCAATTGGATGAATGACTCCCATGACCAAGACCAAGAAAGTAACCAAGCGCCGTAAAGGCCGGTCCGCACGAGCGAATGGTTGGGCGTAAATGGAGGCACAGATGTACGGAATTTTACAACAGAAATACCTGGATTCGGTTGGTGGTGCAGGGCACCAAAGCGCAGTTGAATTGCTTGGTAAATTCGACACTCTCTATGCCGCTGCGAATGCGTTGATGGTTGAGATTGGCATGGACGGAGAGGTTGATACCGGCAACCCAAAGATAGTGAAGATAGTGGCAGTAATGGATGCCCTGCATGATATCGACGACGGTAACCCATTGACGCCCAACGCAGAGCTAAGGCGCGAGCCGCGCAGCGGCGAGTCGCCTTGAGCGCCGGGTTAGAACGCGAATGCCGATACGGCCCGAGAACAAAGCACGCTACCCGGCAGATTGGAAACTGCGAAGCCGGTTTGTGCGGCACTACCGAGCAAAGAACCGCTGCGAGTGGTGCGGAGCCGAGAACGGACAACCGCACCCAGTAACAGGCAGCACGGTTGTTCTGACCACGGCCCATGTGTGGGACGACAGACCGGAAGCGGCAAGCCTCTTAAACCTTGCCGCGCTCTGTCAGAAGTGCCACAACGGGCACGACGCCAAAGCCAGGCAAGAGAGACGGAAGGAACGATTGAGGCACGAGAGTGGACAAGATGTTTTTGCGTTCTAACGGTGTTTTCAGGCGCACAGCCGATGATCCTAGATAGGGCGCGGCACTTTCTCGCGTCGCCTGGAAAACATTGTTATGCCTCGGAGGCTTGAAGATGGATGACATTGAGTTTCGCTGGAAATGGAAGCCAGAGAAAGGCGCTTCTGGTTCGTACAAAAAGGAAAGACGGATTTTGCAGTACAGAGTACAACGAAGCCAGAAGATCGCAAACGGCGACTTTACTTTGCCGAAATGGGAGCCGTGGAAAGATGTGCAAGAGGCCCAACGCCGGAAATCACGGGCCGGCGTAGCCGGTCCCGTGGATTGACTTGTTAGCAGGCAAACAAATGCTGAGAGTATTGATAGCGTGTGAGTTTTCGGGGACCGTGCGACGGGCCTTTAACGATCTTGGCCACAATGCCTGGTCTTGCGATCTGCTGCCAGCCGAGGACGGCTCGGCTTACCACTACCAGACGGATGTGCTGGAGTTACTGACACGCACACAATGGGACTTGATGATTGCACACCCGCCATGCACACACTTGGCTGTAAGCGGAGCGCGGTGGTTTAAGGGAAAGCAGAAAGAACAGGCCGAGGCATTGGAATTTGTACAAAAGCTGATGGATGCCACAGTGCCAAGGATTGCGATAGAGAACCCGATTTCTATTATTTCCAGCCGGATACGGAAGCCGGACCAGATTATTCAGCCATTTGAATACGGACATCCCTACAGAAAAACGACTTGCCTATGGTTAAAAAATCTGCCAAGGTTGACTCCCACGGACATAGTTGAAGGGAGAGAGCAAAAATGCTGGAAAGAACCGCCACACCCAGATCGGTGGAAAAGAAGGTCAAGGACCTACGAAGGAATAGCCCGCGCAATGGCCGACCAGTGGGGTGGGTTGATGGGCGAATTGCCGCATCCAGAATAACCGGGTTAGCTAATCGTGTACACGGGCATTCATCACCAGAACATCGAACAGCAACATACAGGTCCTGGGAAACAATGCGCGCAAGATGTAGAAACAAGCACGATCCTTCGTATCAACTATACGGTGGTCGTGGAATTAAAGTGTGCAAACGTTGGGATAGCTTCATCATGTTCCTGAAAGACATGGGGGAGCGCCCACTGAACACAACAATAGATAGAAAAAACTGCAATGGAAATTACAAGCCCTCCAATTGTCGCTGGTCAACGCCGAGCGCGCAGCAAAGAAACAAACGTAACAACAGACTTATTCAGTTTCGAGGTGAGATCATGCCTCTTGTAGCTTTATCAGAGTTAAGCGGTGTCCCATACCACAGACTTTGGGAGCGCATAGTTCGTAGAGGATGGAGCGTTGAATTAGCCATATCGAAAAAGAGCCAGGCTTATGCGTAGTTCGCCGCCAGGACCAGACCGGTGGAAGGAACGAAGCCGCACTTACGCAGGCATTGCGGCTGCGATGGCAGCACAGTGGGGTTTGCCTGCTAACGCCCTGCGTGAGCCGCACGCCGGAAACAAAGACGAGGAGTCCCTGAAATGACCGAAGAAAAGAAAGCAGCAGATGGCGCATCGGAAGGCGTGTCGGACTCGACGCAGTTGTTGGGCTACCCAGCAACCCATACCGTGCATTGGCCATCAGGGCCGGTAGATGCTTGTGAAAAGCACGCTAAACAATTAGCTGCTTTCGGTCGCCACCTTGGCGTTCACATTGCCGTAACAGTGGCACCTGACAACGCTCAGTGCTACAACTGCAAGCACGAAGCCGGATTGCCAAATAGAGAGTAGTCCAACTAGTATTAGGCCACCTGGAATTACTACACGAAATCAGTCAACAATGAGCATATCCGAACAGCGCGCCGAGCAGGCTTTGCGATATCTGGCCGAGACCGATGCCGAATGCGCTCGTCTGGAAAGCTACTTCAATGGATTGGACCGGATGAAAAGCCCGGTACGCTCAGAGGCGTTCAATGCTTCATTGAAGAATTCAAATGGCGAGCGAGATCATGAATCTTATGCCTCGATGTCGTATAAAAACCATCTTGCCGCGATGGCATTAGCCGAAGAAGACTATCTCAAAGTGAAATTAAAACGTGAGACAGAGACGCTGGTTTGGGAACACTGGAGATCGGTGAACAAAAATAAACGGGAAGGGGTCGTAGTGTGAAAAAGAAGAAGCTAAAAAAACTTCCAACCCTGAAAAATACTCTATGGAAACTCATGTCCAGAGTAGTACGCCAGGTTTATGCCAACCATGACGGGCATGTAACATGTGTGTGTTGTAACCGAGGCTATCACTGGAAAGAATTGGACGCTGGACATTTCATCCCAAGATCGAGAGGAGCTGGAGTATATTTCGACTGGTTCAACGTACATCCGCAATGCAAGGCATGTAACAAGCCGCTTTGGAATGGCGAAATGGGAAAGATTTGGTATTACGAGTGGATGCTTTCCACCTATGGCTCGGAGGAAATAGATCGGCTGAAACGGTTATCTCATGGAACCGGAAAATGGGATCGTGGCTGGCTGGAAGAACAGATCGAACATTATAAGGCGTGCGAACTTGAATTATCATAACCTGAACCCGTTTCTCCGAAGACCGGACCAGATTCTGGAAGCGAAAGAATGGTATACCATGGGCTGCGGATCGTGCGGGAATCATGTCTTGAAACGAGACAAAACGGCGTATCATTGCTCGATGTCAGTCCAGGAATATCCTGGGTTAGACAACAAGACCTGTTTACTATGGCGAAGGAAAACCAAAACGACTGGAGCGTTAGAATATGGAAAATGAAAAAGGTGTGCCAGTAAAAAACTACTTTAAACTACGCGCCAATTCTGGCGAGAATTTCCAAATTACACCGGATGGGCGGATTTTTTGGGCGCAGCGCGAAGTAGAGACGGACGATGAATTTCGCGTGGCGATGGTTGAACTGAAAGATGCTTTAAGGGTTGAGTACACCATTCGGCTCAATGGGTTTATCAGTCTGCAAGATGCAACCCAGGAACTGGATACACAGGCAACCACGATAGAAAATAGAGCCTCCAGTTTGCTGTGAGCGCCGATCCCGACGACTGGTGGAAAGCCGATGCGTTGCGAATACGCGCTCATGGGATACGAACTGCTATCAATGTATTGATGAATATGGAGACCGAGAAAGGAGATTAAAAAATGGAAATCACAAGAGCACAACTATTTAACATGGCGGCAACCATTATGGTGGTGTCATGGCAAACCCAGCTAACGCACATTTATCAAACGACCAGTACGGACAGCAAATGGCACTTATAAATGTAATGTATTCGATTGAGCAAACCATGGTGCAAAAAAGAATTATGGTTGTTGCCTAACGCCGTTTTAAAATGTATTCGTAGGGGAAACCATGAACGAAGAACAACGAAGCATGACAGATGAAAACGCCGACGCTTGGTCAATGATTGCTCCCGTGCATCAAATACAACGACTGACCGACTGGGCCAACATGCTTGAGGCGCGGGTGAAAGAATTTAACCCGCAATATAGGGCATATCCTTGGGGGCGCAACGCGCGTCCCCTACAAAAAACAATCGACAAACGAAACAATGAAACTAGGTAATACCAGAGATGCAATTCACGATGCCTTGGCATGGGGATATTTGCAAAAAAACAATGGGTTTATCGAATACATGACCTATCTTGCCAAGATCGACAAATCGGGATTCTCACGGGATAATACGATGGATTTCCTTGAAGCTGGCTATATCTGTGCGGCTATCAATATCCTCCCAGGTCATTTGGGGGCTTGGCTCAAATTCTCCTATGGCCCAGAGGATTCCAGAACAATACAATCCATGCTTGCCTCTCATTTACGATTTCAGCTTTTCCCTATCTCCAATCCGAAAAAACATTACCGCATGATCGCAATTGCCGAAACTTCGCTCGAAGGGTATCGCTTGCGGATTCATCAAAACCGGGATTTACCGCTACAGATTTATGCCGAGAGATCGGGAGTGTGGCCGGCGAATTGGGATCGGGATGGGTGGGAAAAGAGGAAAGATGAGATACACGACACAATCAGGAATTGGGATGCGGAAGGAGTAGGACAGATTTCCAGGATGGTGAAAGCATTGCGGGGAGATTTGGAAGGGCAAAGACCGGCAGAGGTCTTGTCGGAGTTAAGAGCCTGATATCTTGAATCTCATTTATAGCGAATGGTTGGGCGTAAACGGAGGCACTATGTATTACCAGATATGTCCGAAGTGTGACGGCCAAGGAGTTGTGTCAAAGCCGCCATACGTTGCCGGTGACGTGCACCAGTGGACATCAACATGTACATCGTGGACGTGTGATGTTTGTCGCGGACAAAAAGTTTTATTGGTTCCGTGCGTGACGCCCAACGTTCTGGATGAGCCGCGCCGCAAATGAAGAAACAGGAAACAGCGCAACGTAACCGGCGTCGGCTCCAGACCGACAAGATTGTGAAGTATGTTCTCAGCAAGCACCTTACTTGCGAGCATGACAACATGCACGACTGTAACAGGTGTTTGGCTCGCTGGATAAGAGAGGCATTAGCCAAGTTTGCCTAAAATGAACAGGAAACGTGGGTTTCTCGTGGTTCGCAAATCCTGGGGTTGGGGGGTCGTTAGACTGCGCCGCCGACGAATACGAAGGATGTTAGTATGGCGTAAGATACGCGGAAAATGGAAGTTTAAATAGCGGGAGTAGGCCAGCGGCTGATGCTGATGTAAAGTTCCTGACAGATCGAGCCCTGTCAGGCTTTGGATTCTGCCATGGCTAGAACCGACGAAGAAAAGGAAGCACTCAAAGTCTTTCTACGTGAAAGACTCCTCATTGTCTGGCGCGGTCAGGTAGATGACTGGGAGGATGGGGTAAACTGGATCGCGAACAAGACCGGCTATTCAGTCGAGTTCTTCGAGAAAACGATTATCCCGTATCTGTGCGATTGGAACAGGCAGAAAGATTTGGCCGATGCCAAGGGCAAGTTCATGGCCGAGCTTCCGAATATCGGCCCGTTCATACGGAAGCAGAAGTACAAGAACCCTTTACCGTATCAGTTCACTGAACTAAAAGCGGGGATTCATGAAACCAATCAAGCAAAATGTCATTGCGGAAGAACAGCGGCCATTCTTGCCTTTGGAGAGTATCTTTGCTCATGGCACTACTCTGCGAAATACTGTAATGCCGGGAATACAGGACTCGACAGGCTTAGAAAAGCCTATCAAAACAGGATCCCGGCAAAGCCCGAAGAACAACTATTCGACTATCTGCGTAGATCGCTTCACATCGGAGCAAGAAAGAAAGCTGGTATGGTATCGGATTAAAGATTGGTCTCCTGATCTGGCTGGGTTTTTGTCTTCAATAGGAAAGACATTCGGCAAACCTGAGAAAACGAGGATCAAATGGAAAGGTTAAAAAATCTGGGATCGAACAATATTCTCCTTGTTGCGATAATTATCATGGCTAGTATTGTAGTCGGTGGCATATTCTTGACCATGCTTGTAATAAATGTAATAAAATCACAATCTCTCATAGAAGCCCGCGATAGCTGTCTTGTGTTGGCAGAGAGACAGAATCAGGAGATTGTCGAATTACGGGAAGTGGTGGATATTATGAGACCGTTGGTCAGGAAATACGGTCATTGAGGATGGGAACGAAGAGTCAGAGCGGGAGGTTATATTATATGGCATACGCAGACGATAATTGGGCAAAACTGGTCCCTGATTTGTTAGGCGCAGTGCTTGAGACCTTCCCGTTCATCCCCCCTGCCCGTGAGGTTGCCGGCGAAAATGGAAACTTTGTGGTCGAATGGCAATGTGCTGGGAAGTATTTTGAAATCGAGGACGCCGGTGACGGAACCCTGGCAATAATGACCGAAATTGACGGTGTGTATCGTCACTGGGTTTTGACGCCACAAAAACAGTCAACTATTATTTTGACATATTGCCTTTCAGGCCAAGGTACATCCTTTCACCCAAGATAAAGCTGGTTGGCATGCCTATAAGCTCAAACGCCAAGGCCTGTAATTCTGGCGTAGAGGCACGCATCATAATAACCGTCCCTACTGCTATGGATAGGGCTGCTGCGATGTACCTGAACGATCCACGGAGGTCTACTACCCATTGTGAAGGGGTTCCGTTAGGATTATCCAACAAAGCCATGGCTTTCAAACGCTCTATATTAGCATTTTCTAATTTAATCTGATCGTCTACCGACAAACCGATCCATTTCCTCGATACGGTAGCGAACAGATTCTTGAATAGGTCTATTGCGGCTGGCGCTACGACTGAGGCGAGAATAGTTTCCATGATTACTCCGGGATTTTGCAGTGCTGGCAATTGGTAAGCTCATAATGAGGCCCATCGAAGAAACCTTTGAAGTCTCCTCCCCATCTAATCCCTATTCCCAATTTATGGGCCGTCTCTTTCACAAAATCGGCAAAATCCACGATCTTGTTTTTATCCGCCCAATCCACCGGGTAAGGCATGACATCCACAGCGCACGATGGTTCATAGTTATGATTTGACTCGCCCCATCTCGCTTTCGACCTTCCGTTGCGGAAGGCCTCCTCTTGGGCTTCTTTCCCTCTGTGACCGCAGAGTATCTTGCAATCTTCGGTCTTGATGACTTCGCGGAAAAGTCTTTGCAGGTCTGGATGGCAGGTATCTAGAAGCGAAAGTGATTTTTGAGAATAGGAAGGCATAGGCACGTCCCGCAGTTCATCTCAGTTTCTGAATGTATTGTCTGGCCTGGTCCCCCAGTTATCCCGTTCGCCTCTTGGGGTGTAGAGGTCTTTCCTTATTTCCGAGATGGAGATTTTCAATTCCTGAATTGAGTCTTTAAGATGAGTAAGCTCAGAATAAACTATTCCCCCGAAGACAGCGGCGAAGATGATGATTTCGATTATCCTTGTGGTGTTCACATGAGGCTTCCCTTGTGTAATTAGCATAAATGGAAGATGTGCCGCCAGAGAAATTAGTTTTTCTACCATTAGACATTTTCCTGAGTTGCTGTGAATTGTGTGGTGGTAGTTTGGTCATTGCTCATTTGAATGGGATTCCTATTGAAAGACCTATTGCGGGATCGACTTTAAAATCTCCTGATTTGACCGGGGGAATGATGTTGAGTCTCCCGTTCCAGCCTTTGCCCTGGTATTTTAATTCCGGGATGAGAAACGGGACAGGTTTGTTAAGATACCCGCTAATCAATCCTGTGTTATATCCAACCGAAAGAGGGCCGGCTGAACCCAGCGTATTACCATATCCAGCATAGAGACTGTTTTTCCCGATAGAGTTTTTATAACCTCCAACCCCGAAATAACCTGAACTGTCTTTAAGACCCACCCTCATTCCTAATCCGGGATTCGATTCATTATATTTCCCAGCATTGCCTGGATGCCTGGAAAGCAAATGGATTATGGCTTCCAGCGATTGAGGGTCTAGTTCCATTTAGATGGGTTCAGGCTGCTTAGCCAGCTCGATGCGTTTCGCCAGTTCGGCCCCCGGCAGCGGCACAAACTGCGTGCCATCGTGGGTGTAGGCGATGACACCTTCCTGCTTGAAGTCCGCCGGCATCGCGGAGTCCGCCAGGCGCAAATAGCGCTTGCCCGATGGCGGCGTCATCACGCCCAGCTCGTGGTCGAGCACGAAGCCGCGCTGCTCGCCGCCGAATTCGCCCGTGACGGCATCAATGGTGTAGAGCACTTTCGGGATCACCGCAGAGGCCCCGGTCTGCTTATTTGTCACCGGGTCGAGTTCGACGCGCAGCGTGATGTCACCCTGCTGCACAAAGCGGCAATGGTGCTTGACGTAAGTGCCGTCTTCGCGGAGTTCGGCGTAGTAATTTCCAGTATCGAGTATCATTTCATTTGCTCCTTAGTTATTAACCTTTGAGAACGATGGCGTGGATTGCTCCATAGCCACTAGTTGAGTCTGATCCTACTGAGGTTGCTGTTAACGAAAGCACCAGCGTTCCAGAAACAGTAACTCTCAGAATTCCACCTACCGGGACCTGCCAGTCAGTAGCTATGGCTACGACAAACTTTGAACTGCGCAGATCGCCGAATGAATCGTATGCTAATACAGTTGCCCCGCCAGAGTTTTTACCCGCTGAGGCAATTACTATACCTGCGGTTCCACCTTTAGTCGCGTAGACTAAGGCTGAAACTATGATACGATCACCAGCCACTACTGAGCCTAAATCTAGTGTAGTAAGTGTTGTGCCGGTAGCAATTGTGATGCCAGAGCCGGAATTAGTTACCTCCGTCCTCTGCACCCGCGCGAGCCCGACTGTGCCGGCGGTCATTACGCCGTAACCGTCGAATACCACCGTGCCGTAAGCGAGAGTTATAGTATAATTGGGGTTTTGCAGGATGGCGTACGCTGCTACGATGGAATCGTACAGGCCGATAAAATTATCGCTCCGTTTGACCCATTGCCATTTTTCGGTGGCCCCATCGGAAAATGCCACCGCCGCTTCTTGCCCAGTGGTGCCGGAACGAACAATTATTTTTGTGGTGCTGGCAGCAGAATTCTGGAAAATCTGCCCTGTCTGGAACGTCCACGCCCCGCTTGCCGTCGGCGATCCGGCGATGGTGCCGGAGATCGTGGTACCGGAGAGCGTGCCGTTGACGTGCCTTATTTTTTGCTCAACCAAAAACCCGTTTGCAGCGGCGTTGACCATGATTTTAATCGACTGTAACGGGTAAACCGTTGTATCAGCCGATGTTTCGTTGATTGTATTGGATGCGGTGGCTCTGGCGAGAGCCACGTTGTTCGATGTATCGGTCGATACGACATCGCAATACCATCCGGCCGTCAAGGTAGCCGCGTCCGTAAGAGTAAGCGTTACTCCGGAACCAGATACCTGTATGACTTTATTGTAATGAGTCGCCCCCAGCGTGGTATTCGTTGTAACCGCCGTCGGGCCGTTGTCGAAATGCGTTACTAATTCCGCATTGATGGCATCGGCAAGAGTTTTGACAGGATCGGACAGTTTACCCTTAATGGTGGAGTATTTTACCTTATTGGCCTCTGTTACCGACCCGTCATCAGAGGGAGGAACTGAGTTATATCCGGATGTGCTATTGGATGAGTATTTTGTTCCCACGGCGGTTCTCCTGATTTTTCCCGTTTATTGCTCTTGTAGAGCCTGCAAATACGTAACAGCCGCCGCCACTTCCGGGCCGGTATATTTTTTCGGTTCTGCGGCTTTCAGCAGTGCGTCGATACCTTCGTCCGTGGTTAGCAGTTTTTTATATGCTCCCGGTAGAAGTTTCCTGGTAAGGAAACCACCTAAAAAGATGGTCGATCCACCGTGTCCTGTGCTCAATCCGGTCGCGGTTCTGGCTAATTCAACGTCTTTACCGACAACGCCTTGGGTAGCCTTTTCCGGACCTCGCGGAACAATGCGATCCATATATGCCCTGACCCTCAATAATTTGCCAAGCCGTTCTTTGTCGTCAGCGAATAGATTCATAAAATTTTTGTCCTCTTTCCAGTTTTTCAGCAATGACCTGAGATCGACGCCTGATCTTCCTACTTCACTGGAAATGGGACTGGTCGATTTGGCGATGAGATCGTCCGCCCACGATCCTTGCAGGGATTTTATGATTTGTTTATCGTTTCCGAGAAGCTCCGTTATGATTTCGCGTTGCTCCGGTGTAGATCTGGACCACGCGGATTGAATATCCTTGACGGTCAGAGGACCGCGCTTTTTAGTGGCTTTTTCTATCACCGCACCCAATGGTGTTGCCCCGACTTCGGCAAGATCGTTCATTGTTTTTGCGTATTTCACCCTGGCTTCTTTCAAGACAACGGCCCCGGGAGATATTCTGGATTCCCCTGCCTTATCCAGGGCATCTTCCATGAAACCCTTCATCAAATTTGCTCCGCGTTTTTGCGATGCCTTCTGTACATCTGTCAATATTCCTCCGGAAGGTTTCGCTTCGACTGTGTAATCGTGGAGCCACGATTGAACCGATCTGATATCGAACGCTCCCTTCGAGGGAAGTCTTTTAAGTTGTCTTCTGAGATAAGTGATTGTTGCTTTATCGGCTTGCCCGAGATTTTTTGCCTGTCTCATGGATTTGATTTCTGAAACTATTCCCTGTTTTACCGGAGTAGTATCAATCGTCCTTTTCGCCTTATCGAGCATTGCCGCTCGATCCAATGCGGCCTCGAATTCCGGAACGCGGGATGATTTCAGGGAAGCAATTTTAGCAACAGTCTTCCCAGCGAGGGCTTGGGATGCCGTTTCCGCAGTAGTCCCCCCTGCTATTTTCTTGACCCAGCCTATAATCCCGGTTAGATTATTTTCCGATCTGACCGCCGACGATTCCGGGAACGCTCCGGCAACTTCTCCTTCGGCTGCCCTTACTCCTTCCCCCAATCCTCTTTCGGATGCGGACAATTGCCCGCCGAATTCTTTTTGAAGTTTTTTCCCTTCCTGTATCAGGATCTTTCTTTGCGGGTCGCCGACAACTTGTGGTAATTCTGCCTTGTAAGCCAAACGATGCGACGGCCTGAGTGCGTCGATTCCAGCCTTCCCCAAGGCTCCGATTGCAGACGGAGCCATCGCCCCGGTCATTTCCGCATAGGGATTACCGGGGAATATTTCATTCGCTGTTGCCGCACCGGTTCCCGCTGTCAAACCGGAAGCAAGCGATTTACCCATTCCGATACCGCCAATTCCAGGCGCGGCGAGACTAGACCCGACATAACCCGCTACTTTACGACCGAATTGAGCTTCCGGATCCGGTTCCGGAGTTGCCTCCAGTTGCCTCAATTTATCGGTAATAAACGCCGTCGGGCTCCAATTTTTCTTTCCGGTCAACATGGCCGGGATTTCCCCAACAGTCCCGATGCCCAATCCAGCGAGAAATCCTGGTGCCCCGCCGACGGCTCCACCGGCCGCTGCGAGCACTACAGGAGGCGCAATACCGCTTTCTACCGCAGATCCAGCATATTGAGCGGCACGACGTTTCATATCTTCCGGGACATCCCGGCCAAGCTGGAATGTTCCGTAGCCTTTGATTCGATCCAATACAGCTTGATCCAATACAGCGGCTTGTTTTTCTTTCTTTTCACCCGTGAATACTCCCCGGCTGCGGAGTTCATCGAATGCAGCAGCTTGATCTTCTGTCATTTCCCCCGATGAGCGCCGACGCGCTAACTCAACCAAAGCATCGCTTTTTTCGCTCATTGTCCTAGTGCCTTTTTGAGCAAATCTTCGTTTGACATATTCTTGAATTCTGGTTTTTCGTTCTTACCCGGTCTATCCGGCCTATGCCTCGACAGACTTTCGGATAGATTTTTTCTTGCAATATTTCTTGCCATTGTCGTGTAGGGATTATTCTTGCCGGACGAATATGGTTGAATTTTATTTATATCAATACCGATATTGTCGGCAAGTTGCCCCCATTCTTCCGGAATCTCGTAATCTTTTCCTTTGTAATTGGAAATTTCAGATTTGATGATTGCAGAGAAAAGATTGGAGAAGTTCTCCGCACGTTTCCTGTTGTGCGCTTCCGGCAAGCCAAAAGCCGGGCGAATATCCATCGCCCTCTTGATGTCCGGCTCGGACGCGGCTCCCTTCTGGAAGGCTTGCGCCAGAAAATCGAACTGCTCTATGGCCGATTGAGCATTGGTAACGTCTTGATCTCCGGCATTGGCCCAAACTTTCACTCTTTCGATATTCCCGCCAACTCTGCCTGAAATTTTTGTCAGGGCGGGAATGATGTCCTTCATAAGATTAAGAGCATTAAGACCGGAAGTTACTTTCGTTACTGTATCTGCTGGAACGGCTTTTAAAACTGGGCCTTCCTGTTTATCTCCACCTCTACCGATAGTCGCCGCTAAATCAGCAAGTTTCTTTGCTCCCTCAACATCGCCCATGCCAAGCAACTGTTGCATGGCCCCGCCCAAATCCGCTTTCCCAGGTGCCCCTGGAGAACTCATTTCTTCATTCGGTTCGTAAACTGGTGCTTTGGGTTGTTGGAAATTACTGCGGAATATTTCTCGCTGACGAATGGCTTGACTGACAAATGGCGCTGTCTCCGGGTAAAGTTCTGTGAATCCCTGGATATCCTCATCCTGATATTCTCCAGCCACAATACCGGATAAAACCGACCTTAATTGTGCTTGATTACCTTCGTCGGATAAATTGAAACGCCGCTTGCTAATTCTTATCGTCGGTTCATCCGGGTCTGTAGGCGTTAAGTCTCTTAACGAGAGCGAATTGGGGCGCATTGGCATAAAATTATTTCATCGTCAATTTTTGAAGTATCGGTTCCTGCCTCCAGCTTGAGCCGCTGCTTGTCCCTGTGCTGCCGGACTCTCCCCAGCTTTCGGCGGTGCTTTCCGAACCTTTACCCAACAAGAAAGCCTGCAATTCCTGCTGCAAGCGTTGTTGCGCGATTTCCGCAGGTAGTCCGGATAATTGCGCTTCCATTTGCACTTTGCCGATAATGGTATTGAGGATATCTTTATCAATTCCAGTGACGGCCTGGAGCGTATCGGCATCCGCTAATGCAGATGCTTCTCCTATGCTTCTGGCGGAATCCATGTCGAAATTAGACATTGCCTGCTCACCGAACGAAGACCCTCCTAAACCTCGTAATCCGACCGATTGACCCAGTTCCCCTCTCCGGCGCGCGATGGCTTCTTGAATCGGGTTCAATCTTGCCTGTCTTAACGCACCTTGATTCCCCAACAAAGACGATCTGGCCGTCCCCATTTTCGATATAAAATCATCCACTCCTCCGGATAAAACAGGGGACAAATTACGGTATGAAGCCAACGATTCTTCTTGTAATGCCCTAATCGACGGATCGAGCGACAAAGTTCCATTTTGGAACGAGGAAAACGGAGTTTTTGTTACACCGAATGTCGTTTTCTGGCCGCTTTTGCTTCCTTGTTTGCTCCAGCTGCTTTGCGCGCTGGATTCCTCCGTCTCGCCGCCGCCGAACAATGTTTTAGTTATGTCGCCCATTTTTTGCCTCTGATCGAATAAATGTATTCATCGCCTCTTATATCTCCCATGGGGATTTTGCCTACTGCGTGAAATACATTAGGCGGGAAATAGTTCACGCATTTGTCGAATAAGACCGTCGATTCCTTCAAACTTTTTACCACGCAGACCCCGGTTTTCTTCGAGTAACGAATCATCTGGAAAAACGCAATACAAGTCCGCAGAATATTTCTCTTCGTGGCCCATGGGAAAAAATGAACGTGCGGCTCGATTCTCCAGTCGTCGCCTTTTACTGCAATCAGCGCGATCAAACCCATGCCGTCAAACTCACGATTTCTGTCTTCCACGACGTAAAACGGAAGTCTGTTTGCAGCTTCCAGCATTTTTAGCAGGAAATCTTCCTGCGTATTTATGTCCGATAAGAGTGGAATCGGGTGATGTTTATGGGCAACCCATACGATCGAGATATCTTTTGAGAATCCAGACCCCGTTGCATTTTCAGTTATCTGTAACGGCCTGATATGAGGTCTATCGTGCTTAAACAGCCGATTTCTTGCTTTTTTGTGATTGTTCACACTTCAATTTTCATTATGTCGAATAATTGAGATGACGTTACGGATAATTCGAGATTGAACCCAGCGCCTCTACCGATTGGGGAAAATCCTTTGGACGAAACTCTGTCGGCATAGAAAAATCCCGAATTCCAATAAAACAATCCGCCGAAATACCCCGGCCCACCCCAATACCCTCCTGGGTCTCCAACTGGAGGTCCTTCCAGGGGAACGGTGCAAGTATTGATTGCATAATCCTCTCCCCACTCGAAATCCATGATTAGATCGGCATCGGCAATGCGCCGGTAAAAAACTCTCCCCCTCAATTGTTGTAACTGGGGATTGAAATTTCCAATATTGTCGTAATATTTCGATCTGCGAAACGCTTCAATGGTGGTATTACCGTTATCCCCATCCCCGGTTCCTTCCAGACAATAAATGTTCCCCGTTGAATCTCCGAAAAAGACAAAATAATCGTCTGTCCCGGGAGAGCGCATGTAAACTGCGGTATTTGTGGAAAATGACGATGTATGCCCGGTTTTATAAATCGACCATGGGGAAAATCCGACTGAAAGCATATCCTTGAAAAAAACAAGCAGTTTATTCGAGCCTGCAAAAAAATATACTTTCTGCCTCTGCTGGTCGTAAACTGAAATGCAGTCAGTCAAATTTTCAACAGTAGGTCGTATCCACCGCGATAGATCGTCGCCTTTGATATCGCCGTAAGTGTCGGTAGACCTGACGGATTCCACACCGCCGCCTTTTTTCATGTAAAAAACATCGTCCCCGGTAAGAATCATGGTTTCCGTACCGGTGGCGAACGACCCCGGATAAAATGGATCCCATTGGAAATTGACCGAACTTGTACCGGATAATTTCCACAAACTCCCGCCTTCGGTGGAAATTATCAACGTGCCGTAAAACGGCGCTACCCCGTTTATCGGGCGCAAATCCGGCGTTACCATGTAGAAAGCTTCGTTCCCGGTACTGAACGATGAATCCTTCGCCCTCAGAGTCGTATTATACGAAGTCGGAGTTTCAAAAGCCGATGCCACAAGAAGATGCGGCGTATCGTTCCCGGCCTTTACATTGAACAGCCACATCCTCCCAAGATGAACGAGTCCGTATTTCGCATATAGATCGACCCCCAATCCAGTCGTAAGCGTTGTTAATGCCGAACCGTCCCATTTTTTTACAACGGTCAGTTTGGATATATCGGTTATTACCGAATAACCGCCCAGGGTCCATGTGACGCCTCGCAATTTAGAGGCCGTATTGACCGTTCCTTTCGATGTAAAGGTCGAACCGTCCCACAAATAAACCGTATTTGCCGACTGAACCAGCGTTGTTTCAACATCCGCCGAGGTAATCAACTGGACAAATCCGTTTATTGAAGCTGCATTAGTAGCCGTCCCCTTGTTGTCGAATGGTTTTCTCGGACGAAAATGAGTATCTCTGGATCCAAGCTCAAAATTGTATCCGAGCGTGCATTCTTGATCTTGAACGAGTGTTATATCCTGCTCATTGAGGCCGCCTTCAAAAGTAAGGGTAGCCATTAGCGGTATGAATATCCGTAATATGACGATGGGTTATCATGCCTCAGAAACGCATACAGCCTCGATTTAGCATTGTTGTAAGCGGCGTCTTCAACCAATAATCCTAAATCTTTATCGGATTTCATAAAGAAGAACCTTCGAGCCGCCATGGAAACAAATGAATAATGTTCTTCGTTGTTGTGAAACGGCATGGTATCCGACGAATTGGAAACCATGACAGAAGCTTCATAATCATAGGCAAGACTACGGTTGTTGTAAGTGGAATTCGGTACGTTATAAAAAGCGATTTTCTTCGTAGTCGTATTGTCCCAATACCAGTAATTCGGCGCGCCTTCCGTTGTCTTGTAAAGAAGATCGTAATGCTGGAGCAATTCTTCCCCGCCTTTGTATTCGTAAATCCTGGTTCCGTCGGTTGCGTCGTAAAATGACGCAATTCCGAAAAAACGGATGAAACCAGCCGCTAATGCGTAACTTCTGGTTGAAGTCAGCAAAGTAATCGTGCCAGATGTTTTTTCGTATGGAACAAGTCTTTCGGAAACAATCTCGGCGATTTCGTCTTGAATAGCGATTTGAGACAATGAAATATCCGAGGCATGCTGCGTGTCACCGAAAGTCGTTATGTCGTCATCTCCACCGCGAATAATTCCATTTATTCTCAAAACCCGATTAACCGAGTCTATGAAAGTCGCCATGTAAGACTCCAAAAAGAATGGTTTTTGAAGTCTTAGACTTCAAAAAGAAGGGGGCGTTAGCCGCCCCGTCATCTCCACCGCGAATAATTCCATTTATTCTCAAAACCCGATTAACCGAGTCTATGAAAGTCGCCATGTAAGACTCCAAAAAGAAGGGGGCGTTAGCCGCCCCCAATTTATTGCTATTTTGTTGTTAGTAGTATTCTCGGTACTACGAGATGTCCTTACACAGGGTCTGGATTTTCACAATCCAATTCCCATTGAGGATTTTCGTAGCATGCCACGCCTTCCATGAAACCTGACCGATTTCATTGAACGCATCGGCGATGCCGGACGATCCGGGCTTGTGATAGATGATCTCGATAGGTTTGTCCCTGTTCTCATCCATCGTCTTTACGGAAGTGCCGAATGCCGCTCCGAGCCCGACCGTGCCAATCGCGTCCTTGCCGTAAACATACGATGTATACACATCGTTGGTATCGACGGATGTGCCGCGAAAGACATTTGAGGTTGAGGTTGTACCGGCTCCGGTTTCGATGGGAGCGATTTCGGTAGTCACCCAGCGAACGCCTCCGACAGCGCCGTGTTCGCCCACGAGCGTTTCAGTATACCCGCCGTATTGCTCGACACCGACATACCCGGTAATAGCGCGAATGTCGATTTCCACATCGGGGTGGTTAATACCGAAATAACTGGCGCGAACAGTCGATGTATTGACGTTCGTTGAACCAGTTCCCATCGGGAACAACTTCATTGCGGAATTACGTTGAAGTTTGTTGACCGCCCACTTCACATCGTTTGTCAGCATCTCGGCGACCACGGCGCTCTTATTCGCCGCGCCAGAGGCGTAGCGAACTTGAGAAGCGTTGTCGAATTCGAGACGGGCAACCGAATTCAACGACTCTCCGGCGTTTGCGCCGAGAACATCCATGAGCGCCATCGTGTCGGAGTCGATATTGAACAAGTCAATTTCTTCTGCCAGGGTGATGCCGTTGGCATACTTGGCTACAGCCTTCGAGATGTTGGTATAGGTCGGGCGAACCGTGGTGCGGCCGATACCGAAAGCTACTGTGGAACCGGGGGACGCCTGAGTGAGCGCCGTGGTTACCGCAGCAAGGTTTTCGATTCGACGCCACAATACGGTGGCCGAACCCTTTTTCTTGTCCAAAGTTCCGGGTCGGGTGCCATTGAAAAACGGCAACACCTTACGGGCCGCACTCAGAAGTCCACGGACATATACGTTATTGACTTCTCCGGGGAGGTCTGAGGTACTGGTTGTTAAAACAATAGCCATCTTTATTACCTTCTATTAGTGGCCCACCATCTATCGAATTCAGTATCGGACATATTAAGCGGTTCGCTAGAACCGGATTTCTGCTGAGTTGTAGACATGGCCTTTTGACTTGCCTTGGCCGCTCGCTGATTTTCCATCAATTGAGGATCGGAACGCACCTGAAAGACTTTGCCGGCCTCGGAGGCGATAACATCCAGGGCTTCGTTCAGAGCATTCGGGTTTACGTTCCTGTTATCCCAGATTCGCTTGAAAATCCGGTCATCCCGGTATTTCTTCTCAAGCAGAATCTCCGCGTAAACAGAGTCAATTTTCAGTTTATCAGTGACTTTTGCGACCGCCTTGTTGACCTCGGTATTCAGTTTTTCCAGTTCTGCGTTTTTCCTGATCTCCGTAACGGAATTCGCCAGCTCCCTCAATGTCCCGCCGATAACGGTATTTTGATAAGCCTGGTATTTATTCCACCCTTCCAGGTCGGAGACTGGATCCGGCACAGCCAAAGGCTGTGCGTATTGCGGCGGTTGCTGAACTTGAGGCTGAACTTGAGGCTGAAAATTCTTTACTTCCTCCTCGACATTATACTTCTTGGCAACATCCGCCAGAGTAGGTTGAGGGGCTTCTTTTACTTCCGTTTCAACAGGCGCATCGCTCTGCTGAGCATTTTCTTCATTCATTTATGTTCTCCAATCTTAAAAATATCACCCAAATATCGAATCCTTCCTTTTTGGCGGATTCGTGCTTCCAGACCTCCGTATTGTCGTTACGGGGATCGTGGCCCGGAATGACCGGTCTTTGATCCATGATTGTTTCAATCACGGACATAAATCGCGGATCAGTTTTCAATTCAAGAAGATATTCGTTATTCATGCGGCTTCCAAAAGTATTTGGAGGATCAGATGTTCTTCTTCATTCATTTCTTCTTGAACCTCGATCAACCTTTTCTGCGATTTTTCATATTTATCATTTATCTGCTGTTCGGCTTTTACAAACGCATCATGGAAGTTTACCATCGCTATTTCAACATTATCTGCAAGACGTGCTTTTTGTTCCAGCTTCTTTGCCGCTTCAAAATCCGCTTTCTCTGCGGCAAGCCGGATAAGCCGAATCAATAGTTGCGATTGCCCCGCTTTGTGAGACCATGCTGCCCCAAGTTCCCAATGAAGTTCCTCCGGCGACATAACTCCCAGCCGTGCCAACCTCGGTGAAGTCTCCGAGCGCCGGAGACGCGGTAGTCTGAGATGGGGTGACTGTGTTGTCGCAAACAGCGCATTTGATGTCATCCGTTGACTCCCATCCGCCATCCAGCATGAAGGCAAGGGCTTCGTTGAAAACGATCAGATCGCCCCTGGCCATTATTCCCTGGCTCCGGTTGCTTCGGCCAATTTACCATTGGCATCGCGTGTAATTTTGACCTTAATCGGCTTATTCATATGGTTGATAAGAGTGCTTACTGTTTTGTTCATTTCCGATAATTTGTTGTCCACTTCCGATGTCTGTTTCTCTGAAATGGACAAAATCTTGTCGAGAGAACCGACGATGGCATTTATTTCCGATATAGATATCACCGGTCCCTGCTGACTACCGGCGGATTTCGCCACTTCCAATTGAGCCTTGAGCACGCTCAATTCTCCTTCGAGCTGCGTTTTGAATTCAGTGACATTTATCTGTGTTTCCGCGCGCATCTGCGCTTCAACCATCTTGGCTTCATTAACCGCCTTAACGATGGCAAGTTCTTTTTCAAGCTCGAATGTTTGCGCTTTAAGCTCATCAATGGCTTTCTGCGCCTCTTGCTTGACCTGAGCGACTTCCGGAGATTCTTCCGGAATATTTATATATCTTTCAGGATTCTTAACCCCGGCATCTTGGTAAGCCTGTTTTGCCAATTCCAGGACATTCGGGATATCCCTTGTTTTCTCGTTCCCGAGAAGGAAAGCCGTTACGTCATTCGTCCGCGTAGCCCTCGCCTTTTCTCCCAATGCGCCCCTTGAACCCACCACATCGAATACTACGTTATCTGGTATTTGATCGCGGGTTACGCGCATGAAATCCGGGGCATCCAATTCCGGGTTATAAAACGTATATCCTTCCAGGTTTGCCTTGTTCAATTCATGCTGCATGTAGAGAAACGGCCTAAGAGCATGTCTTTCCTGTTTATCCACGAATTCAGCAGTACGAATTTCCGCCTTTACATCCGCCGTGGTAATTTCGGTTGCGGTTTTGTCAGTTGAATCGCCGCCCGCTCCCGAACGGATAGCATTGATGCCCAACCCCTGATTCAATTGTCCGATGATGAATTCCAACCCTATCATGGCGGATTGCGGATCTCCTGCCTGTATTTCCTTTATTCCATAGGTCCCTTTGACGCCGATTTTGGCCCCGGGAGCCATTCTTGGCCCGCCATCGAGAACCATTTGAGGATCGTTTGCATCGTAAGCAATCGGCGGTTCCACCTTCATTGCCATCGAATCCACCAGCTTGTTCGCCAACTGGCTTCCCAATTTTTGCAACGGTGCCAGCTTGATAAGTGGCGACGTGGAATACGGATCGCGAATGTCCATCCGTTCGTAGCCTGAATAAATTATGGACGGATAAGGAAGTTCGTTCGGCGCGTAGTAAACGATAATGTCGTTTGCGAGAATGACTTTTGAATTCGGGAGAACGATGGGGCTATCCCCGCGCTCTATTTCCAGGTCTCCGTAATATTTAATTAACTCGATATCGTCCGTTTCAACATCCTTGTTGTCATGTTTCTGCTTCCCACTCTTTTTCACCCTTTCGATGTTTTCTGCCATCCAGCCGTCGCCAACGGCCATTTGCCGAAGTAGATATAACGGGATGAAATCCACCAGGATCATCGAACCGGTGTAAAACAAATCTGTCCCTACTACCGATGGTGACGGGTCAGGATATGAATTCCACATGGAATATGGAACCCATACCGGTGCCGATACCTGGTTTATGCCGGAACCATCGGTATATCGGATCCGATTATCCATGCGGATTTCAGCGACATAAGAACCGTGGTGGAGAGCTTCCTTTACGGACAGTTCATACCGGGCTTTCAAGCCGAAATCCATATGTTGCTGAACCAGCAATGCCCGATAGGCTTTATCGGTAAAATCCTGCGATCTTGCGTTTACTTGTTTAGTCCCGGTATTGGGATCCAAAATCGCAGGCAATTCTGCATGGGACTCGAACCATGAACGGTTCGTCGGAAACGTCAATCGCATAACATCGGCGGTAATGATCTCAGAAGCCTTCGCCAACTCCCCTAACTCCATGACTGAACGCCATTCGGGGTCGATTTTTTTCCCGTCCCTGGAAAACCGTTTCATCGGCTCCATCGCAACCTGCCGGTCCACTTCCTTCCAGATTATTTCATGGGACTTGCGAAATTTCTGATCTTTACGCGATTTATATTCAGAACGTATCTTATCCGCACATTTGTCCCAATCTTTACGGGAAATTTTTCTTTTTTTGATACCGTTTATATCCGTCATTTCAGCCCCAATTACTCATGCCCGCATAAGATTGTTGTGGTTTCGCTCTGACGGGTTGCGTCATGGCATGACGCCTCATCTGCACCGCGTAACGGGTAGCGTCCATCAAGTCATCGTTGAGTTTTACGATTTCACCGTCCTTGCGATGGTACATTCGCCACTCATCGAACCAATCTTTCAGGTGCGAAAATACCTTGAACCGTCCGGTTTCCATGCGCGATAGAATTTCCAGAACGCCGACTTCGACGCCATTCCCTCCTTGGCCTTCCTTTTGCCCTATCGAGGGTGGATTTGAGAATGGCTGGAAGTGCATGTTACAACCCATGGATCGGTATAAATCCGCCATGGGTTTGCCGGATTTCGGGTCATGCTTCATTCCGTCATGCGGCCATGCGATTGGAACCCATTCCCCACGCGATTTGATGGCTTGCGCATGGACTTCCAATAAAGCCTTGGATTGTTTCCAAACATCGTAAACGTAGATTACGTCCGTGTCCCGATCCCATGCGAGACATACCAGCGCAGCCGGGTGATCCCACCCGAAATCCACCGCGAAGATTCTCGCCCAATGACCGGGAATAACTATCGGATCGGTTTTGAGAACGTCTTCATTCACCGGATACACGATACCTGTGCCCATCATCGGCACACCCCGGCGGCGCATTTCTCTTTCGTGAGACGGGATTGCCCCTAATTTCTGTTCCTGTTTTTCGGGAGTCATGTGAGGCGCATCGTCCCATTCCGCGTGGACGACAGCCTGTCCCATTTTTAGATCGTTTACGAATTGATGCACTACGTTCGTAAATCCTTCTTCCGGGGTGAAGGTCAGGAACAAGATACCATTGGTGGCGAAAGTCCCACGAAGCATTTGCGACCATACGTCCGCAGGCGGTTCTTCGTCACCCCAACCGCCGTCGATACGGTATCCCATGAATTTCTTCGCACCTTGCTCATAGGCACGAAAATAAACTTTCGACCACCCGCCGGAAACGTGTTTCACCAAAACGGAATCGTAAGCGTTTGGGACTCCGGGCTTTCTCGTAGGCTCCCCGATGAACTTCTTCGGAACCGCTCCGGTCCCGAGCGACCGGTCATCCGTGGGCTCACCGAAGATTTCACGTTGGCATCGGTCACGAGTCGTTTCGTTCGTGGTACTGGCAACCATCCATTCGACCGGCTTATCGAATCTATACCCTTCCCACCACGCAGGATACAGACCGGTTAAATGAAACGCCGTCTCCATCGCGCCGCAAAATGTCTTTCCGACCTGATTCCCGGCGATTAACGCTCTTTGAGCGGCCAGTCCACCGCCCAGTCCATGAGCATGGTGAAACTTTTTTTGATAACCATACGGCTCGTAGAATTCGAGCCTATGCGTATTCCGGTAATTTTCTATTTGCGATACGAGATTTGTTACGTCTTCAAGTTTATTCATTAAACTTATTCACAAGATTCCATAGTCGTTAAGCTGTTCCAGCCATCAAGCTGTTCCAGCCATCTCAAAACTTATTCACACATTGTAAGCCACGCATTGTTCACAAATAGTTCCGGTAACGTCTTTTCTCAAATGAGCTGAACGCAAGTTTTGAAAAGAAAGGCTGTTCCAGCCATCCATGAAAGGTACTTCGTTTAAATCCGCCATCGTCCATTTATCCGCCGCATCGAAACAGCAAGCCGAAAGTTTTCCATCGTGAGTAATGTGACCTTCGGTAAAAGCCGACCAGCAAGGAAGCGGATCGCGCAACGCCCCCAACCTTGCTTGATTCCCGGCCGTTGGCCTGTAACCCAATTCGCGCTCGCGCTGCGCGGACAGGTTTCCCATCGAATACAGCGGTAGCCAGTAATGTTGGTCTACATATGGAAGAATTTCTTCCACCAATTCCTGCATTTTATCCTGCTGTTCTCCATCGTATTTGATACTGGAGGCATAAAGCCGGCAGGCATATTTACCTTGCTCGCGAACCCAATAAGTATTTTTGAGATTCATGAGCGATTGAACCCATAACTTCGATTTGACCCCGGCAACTTTCTCGAATTGTTCCGGGTCGGCATTGTTCATGCTGAATTTCAGCGAATCCAGACCGGCTTCCATGCACGCCTTTACTGTGGATGCATCCGCCAAACTTCCGTTCGTTGTCAAAAATACATATGGAAATCCGACTGTTTTGGCATACGAAATAGCCTCCGGCAACCAACCGCACATGAACGATTCGCCGATGTAAAATACCCCCAGTTCACGAACCCCCGATTGGTACATCTCCAGTACGATACGTTCGTAAAATTCACGATCCATCCCACCGCGTTCTTTCATTCTCAGCCGGTGTGCACAGAATCCGCATCGGTAATTACATTGCGACGTTAATTCTATTTTTACCGATTTCGGGGCCGGAAGGATCGCATGACGATATTCAGGGGGAATTCCGGTTATTGCGTCGATTCTATCGGTAATCATTTTTCCTTTTTATGAATTGAATTGAGTTTTGAAATCCATTTCCTATCGCAAATATTCATTGCATCCTGCGCTTCTTTCCACCAGATCGAGGCCCCCGGCGCATCGCGATATTCATGCATCGCCGGAACCCCCAGCGTCCAATGCAGGATTTTCCCTTTTATGGAATC